ATTATAAATAGTCATATTAAAAGGAGACAAAAATGAAATATGATATACCAGCCGCACTCCAAGCTTTAAAGCCGGGAGCTGAGTGGGTTTTAAGAGGTGACCAATGGTCAGGTTTGGAATGGCTTGATAAGAAGCAAGCTGCTCCAACAGAGAAAGAAGTTACCGATAAGATTACAGAACTAGATGCAGCCGAAGGAATGAGATTACTTCGTGTAGAAAGAGATGCAAAGCTTGCTGCTTTAGACTGGGAAGTAATAAAGGCTTACTCATCAGGAGTAGCAGTTGATGAAAAACTTAAGACTTATATGCAAGCGCTTAGAGACTTACCAGCTTCTGCAAAACCAACTACTGATGCTGCAGGTGAATTAGTAGATTCATCTATAACTTGGCCTACAAGAGCAAGCTGATGACGAGAGCAAGAGAGACAGCAAAGTCAGGTTTTCTTACGGAAAAAGCTTTTCCTACAGGATCTAATGTAGTCTTTAGACTAAATGATCAAAACCTTGATACGAGTGTTACTATCGATTCTGATAAAAATGCGATGGTTGCTGGTCCTCTTTCGATTGATAGCGGTCAAACGTTGACATTACAAGGTAACTTAAGTATAGTATAATGGCAAGTATTTTAAAAGTAGATAAGATCAGAGGAACTGGACTCGATAGTGATTCAATTAGTCTTGATGTTAGTGGGAATATTACTTTTAACACTAGTGTTAGTGGTACTGGATATGATTTGCTGGCGAATGTATATTCAGCTTCAACTGTAACAAGTACTGAGATAGCATTACCAACTGGCTATGATAGTTATTATCTTCAATTAACAGCTTTAGGTGATTATAGTAGTGAAGGAAATATGTGTCTTACAAATAAAAGAGAAGGTGAAAGTTCTTTTGATACCAGCGATTATACGACTCAATGTAAACTACAAGATCTAACTAACAGCCAAGTAAATGCTAATGCTTCTTATGCTTTTATGATTCTTAGTTCTGTTGCTGCTCTTAATACGTATTTTGCACATAATATATACTTAAATAATTATGGAAGAACAGATGTAGCTAGCGCCATGACTTTTTTAACTTCTAAATCTAAAAGTGGTGCTTCTAGTACATGGGTCGGTGGAGGAGCGCATACTACTGAAGCAAATAATTTGGCTAGAGTAAGTGCTGTTAAATATTCTCCAGCATATGGAAATATAACTAGAATTCAATATAAATTATTTGGAATAAAATAATGAGTAAATTAGTTGTAACAAATATTGAAACTCAGAACATTAAGTTTGATTCTGACACAACGGCTTTTACTATAGGATCAGATGGCGTATTGAGTGGAACTGGTTCACCTGCGATGGTTAAACTTGCAGATGTAACTATTAGTTCAGTTGTTGCAGATGTTAGCACTACAGGATTAAGTACCGATTACGATACCTACTTTGTAACTTTTCATTTATTGCCAGTTGCTGATGGTCCGGATTTATATTTTAGAATTTATAGTGGCGGTTCGGAATATACTAATGCTAGTGCACACACTTATGACATGAGAAATAGTAACGATAATAGTCAACATCGTAGTTCAGGCAACTCTTATTTTCGAGCAAATAGGCATGCGATATGTGAACAAAGTGAAGAAGCTGGCGGCGGTATATCTGGGGAGTTTACTTTTTTAAATGCACAAAGTACAACAGCAACTTTAAAAATAACTGGACAATCAAATTATCATATGAATGGCGGTACAGCTCGAGTTGCAGACTTTTATGGCGGTGGATTTAACGCAACATATCCAACCGTAACAATGGATGGAATTAAGTTTTATTTTTCAAGTGGTAATATACATTCTGGACGTTATAGAATTTATGGGATCAAATAAAGGAGATAGAGATGCCAAGATTTAAGATGGTAAACGGAGAAACAATTCAGTTTACGGCAGAAGAAGAGAAAGCGCGTGATCTTGAAGAACAGGCATGGGCTGACGGCGCTCCTGCACGTAGAATGGAGTCTTTAAGACAACAACGTAATCAACTCTTAATTGAAACTGATTGGTATGGAATGTCTGACGTAAATATGGATTCAGATATGACAGTATATAGACAAGCACTGAGAGATATCACGAAACAAACACCAAGCGATGATGCGTTAAGCAACATTACATGGCCAAAGAAACCGGAGTAAAAAGTGGTAAGCACACTCAAAGTAAATAAGATTCAGATACCTAATAGTGATAGTGATGTTATATCACTTGATGCTAGCACTGGTAATATTACAATTCCAAAGAATGTTACATTTAATGGAACAGTTTCTGGTGCTACAACAACTTTTACAAGCGATGAAATTACAATAGCAGCTTCCACTAAAACAACACTAACACACAATTTAGGTGCGATACCTTTTCAGTTTGATTTATATCTTATATGCAAAACCGCGGCAGATGGATACTCGGTAGGAGATATTATTAAAGTAGCGCAATCATATCATTCAACAGCAGGCACTTCAGATATTGGTGCAATAATGTCAGCTGATGCGACTAATATATTTTTAACAACAGGTGGTAATGCAGCTGGCGGAATGTTTAAAGGTTTTAGAAAAGATAATGGTGGTGGTGTTACATTTGTTAACTCTAATTATAAAATGATTGTAAAAGCATGGGTTTAGGATAAGATATGGCAATAAGTAGAATAGGAAAAGGAATAGGATTTAAGATTACACTTAAAGAGGTAACTGTAAATACAACTATCGAATCGACAGAAAACGCGATGATAGCAGGGCCAATTACAGTTGCTAGTGGAATAACACTGACAGTAAACAGCGGAGGAAGGTTAGTAGTCGTATGAGTACTATAGCAGTAGATATAATAGAGCCAAAGACGAGTGGTGGTGTAATAGATGTAACACCTTGTACTTTTCGTATGTTTAATAGTGCAACACAATCATTATCTAATGCAACAACTACTGCTCTTACTTATGATACTGTTGAGTGGGATACTCATAACATTACTGATCTGTCTAATAATCGTGTTGTAATTACTTCAGCTACTGCAGGGTATTGGTGGATTAGTAGCAAGTTTTCTTTGGATAATGCTGTGCCTTTTAGACTTATATCTTGGATATATATAGGAAAACCAGATGGCTCATCAACAAATACAATTCAACATGAAGTAGCAAACTATAGCCAAACAACTGGAGCATATCCAAGTGTCCAAGCACATGGTATTGTTAAATTAGTGTCAGGGGATAGAATTTTAGCTTATGGCTATCATGGACAAGGTTCAACCAAAAATAAACAAGCAGGTAGAACTTCAAATGGCTTGGAAGGTTATAGAATAGGACCAGCATGAGGATAAAGATATGCCAAGTCAAATAAAAGTAGATGAAATTAAAAACGTTGCAGGTCAATATAAGATCAAGACTAATGTCTTTGAAGGACAGACGACTGCTGGTTCTATAACACTACAAGGTGAAGGCACTGCAACAACTAATTTACAACAAGGTGTAGCAAAGTCTTGGTGTAATATACAAGGTAAAAGTACAGCTTCCATAGTTGACTCATTTAATACTGCGTCAATGACAGATGCAGGAACAGGTTTGTATGACACTGTTTTTACTAACAATATGTCAAATGATGATTATTGTGCGACAACTGCGGCTGGTGAATATGTTGATAATGGAGGTAATAGAATGTGCGGTTTAAGAGCAAGAGCGACAACAGGAATAAATATTAGAGCGTTTTATGATGGAAATTCAGCAGCAGATTTAGAAGATTTAAATGTAGCTACACACGGAGATCTCGCATGAGTACAATAGTAGGAACAAATATTGAAGTTACAAATATTAAGTATGACTCTGATACGACCTCTATGATTATATCAAATGCTGGTCAGGTTACTATACAAGGCGAAGGTACCAAGACAACTAGCTTACAATCAGGGTTAGCAAAAGTTTATTGTTGTAACAATGGCGATGGTGCAATATATTCTAGTCAAAGTTTTAATGTTAGTGGTACTACTGATAATGGAGCTTCTGACATAACTATAAGTTACACGAATAATTTTTCAAGTGCATATCATACTTGGGGTTGGACAGGTGGATATGACGGAGGAAATAGTGACGCATCATGCAGAAAAAGAGAAACTACCTCAGACAGTGGAAACTTAAGATATATAACTTGCTATGCAGGAACATTATATCAATGGGTAGAGCAATCAAGTACTATGCACGGAGTATTAGCATGAGTACATTAGTTATAGATACTATACAAGGTAAGACAACTGCTGGTTCTGTTAACGTTCGTGGTGAAGGTTCGAATAACACAAACCTACAACAAGGATTAGCTAAACATTTTGTAAATTTTAATGGAGATACAAGTTTTGGAGTAAGAGGCGGATTTAACAACGCTTCAGTCACAGATCATGGCACTGGAGATTATGAATACTTTTTTACAAATAACATGAGTAATACGGACACTATGTCTCCATCAAGTGGTTTATGCACCGATACTCAAACTTCTAATAACCACACTAGCAGTATAAGTTTTCACAGAGAAGGAAGTTCAGGAAATCCTATGGCAACTTCATCTGTACATATACTTACTAATTTTGATGGTCAATCACAAACTCTTTATGATTGTGATTTTGTAACAGGACAGACATTTGGAGACTTAGCATGAAAATTGAAACACCTGAATTTCAGGGAACACATTTATGGAATAGATTACACTGGGCTAAAGAAAATTTAGATGGTGTACAAAGCGATTACAGAGTAGTATGGGAGGATCCGGAAGAACCGGATGCACCTGCAAAAGTTACGGTACCAGATCCGAACTGGTTAGCATGTGCTTTACAAGGTGGTATACTTCCACCAGTAGAAGTTTATTGGGCTTTGGCTGAAGATGAAGCAAAGCCAGATTTTAAGAAACACACTCGAGGTTATTTACTACACAATACGAAACCAGTTAATAAGATGACTGAAGAACAAGCGATTGAATATTTAATTATGAAAGACATACCACAAAGAGTGTGGAGAAACTATGAGAAAGCTAATCGTAAGAGATTAGTAATTTGTAAGAAACAAAATCTACCAAGTCATAGAACGTGGCGAAATGCTTGGAAGATTAATCAAGAAGTAGCATAAGGAGAGAAAGATGACTACAATGATTCAAGATAAAGACGGTAAGACCGCTGCAGCACCGTCGACCATGCCTTCTGATAGACATTTTAGAAACGCATGGGTTTTCAGTGAAGATCAAACTGCTATCACTGAAGACTTAACTGCAGCAAAAGTAATATTTAAAGATAAGATAAGAGAAGTAAGAGGACCTTTACTTGAGGCTGAAGATGTTGTATATATGAAAGCTCTTGAAGCTGACGATGCAACTGCAAAAGCAGCAAGCGTAGCTAAGAAGAAGAAACTTAGAGACGCACCTGCAGCAAGTGCAATTACAAATGCGATTAATATTACAGCATTAAAAGCGGCATGGGATGAGGATGTTTTAGGAACGAGTCCTTATAAATAGAATAAAAAGGATTTAAAATGGCAGTTCCAAATTCACGTGCAGCTCTTATTGATTATGCAAAGCGTAAGCTTGGTGAGCCGGTAAT